AGCATCGTATCTTTCCCCCACAGAAGACAAGACTTTACAGAACAGGATTGGTGTTTCCTGAGGAACCTGACTTACAACCGGCCATTCTCTCGACCCGTGATCCGAGAAATCCAAACATGAACTATCTCGAAAAGGGCCTTCGATTGTACAATGTGAAACATGGAGATTTGGACCGTAGTGAAATTAGACGAGCATACCAGCTGATTTCCGGCGAGATCATTTCACGCTGTAGAAGCGCGGATTTGGATGTTCGAGTGTTATCCTTAACACAAGCAGTCAATGGAGCTAGCAAGGTCGAATTTCCATGTTCTAATTCAATTGATAGAGATTCGGCTGTTGGGTTCCCATATGCCCAAGTTGATAAAGCTGCCACTAAACATGATTATCTTGAGTTCAATCCTGTTACCCAAATTTGGCAGATTAAGCAAGATGCGAAGGGTAAGAGTCTTATTAACTCAGTTAATTCTCTATTGAGTGATGCTGGAAAAGGAAATCCAAGAGGAGTGGTATTCACCTGCTATGGAAAAGATGAACTGGTAAAGGGAAAGAAGATTGTTGGAGATTCAGCTAAGACCAGAGTATTTATGAGCGCACCATTCCCATATGTCTTGGCTTGGCGCCGATACTTTCTTACAGCGGTGAACAGAATGCAGCAGCTTTTTCACCAAATTCCCATCAAAATTGGCATAAATGGAAGAGGAATGGATTGGGACGGGCTCTATCATTCACTTGCTAAGGTAGGGGTTTATGGATTTGATACCGATTGTAAAGATTGGGATGCAAACATTAATCCTATATGGCAAGAAGAGATGCCCGAGCACTTCTGGAACCCCATCTTTCGAGCACTTGACAAGAATCATAAACAACAAGATGATGTTACGCGGACTTCCCTACACATGCCCCTAAACAAACCAGTTGTTATTGCAGAAAGCGACATCATTGAATTGGCGGGAGGACAGGTATCAGGTCAACCAGGAACAGCCCCAGAAAATTCAGTCATCAATTGGGCGTTGTGTTTCATTATCTGGAGAAGACTGGCACTTCGGGCAAGCAAATCATGTTACTCTTATGCGGACTTCAGACAGAAAGTTGCACTTGCAGTCTATGGTGATGACCTGGTGTGTACTGTGGATGCAGCTGAATTATGGTGGTTCAATAGAAATACTTTCATGCAGGAGGCAGCCACTTTGGGATTCAATGTTATGGACGCTCTCAAAACTGGAGATATCAAACCATACGATCACATTGATGACCTCACGTTTCTAAAACGCCGATTTGTTCATCATGGACATTGGGTTGTCGGAGCTCTCGAAATTCCTTCGATTCTTAAATCCATGTTGTGGATGAGAAAGGCTAATGGATACATGGTGGATGACAAATTGATGCATGATGGTAAAATGGTGTTTCCAACAGGCTCGGTAGGCCCTGAATTTATTGAAACCGTTGGATCCGGATTGACAGATTTGGCTATGCATGGAGAGGAAACGTATCATAAATACGCATCAATAATACTCCCTCAACTAGAGAGGATGGGGGTATCAATTTCAACAAGTTATCAACAGGAGGTTGATAAACTACAATTACCTCTCTAGGGTGCCCCACCTAGGGGAAAAACTACGAAAAACAAAATTTATTTGACGAGGGAGACGAACGCTCTGCCACATTGGTGACCCCCTCAGGAGAGACTGCTAGTTAAGCTTCTCTCAGCAATTAGTTTGGCACACGTACACGTACACAAATACATACACGCACACCACGCACATATTTACACACGCACGCACACATCGTAGTTTATTCAGTGCGAAGATAAGACAGTTATATTTTACACATTTTATTAACACACTACTATCCGCCAGTCAGAATTATGTCTGACATTGCACTACAAGACGGCCCAAAGGGCGATATGAATTCGGGAGAATCCACAAATGCAGCAGGCAGCTCACTTTTGGCCAATTCCACCGGCCCATATACTAGTGACATTAAACACGCCGTAAGTACAGAAACTCCAGCTGAAATTTACAATAAACACACTCTGGTAAAGGGAACCTTCCCTTGGTCCACTTCGGACCCTGTTGGAAAAATTCTCTTTATGTTTGAGAATCATCCCTCGGAATGCAATTGGCTCGTCGATTATTTTTCAAAAGTTTTCGTTGCATGGTTGGGATTCATGATGCTCGAGATTCGTATTCTTGGTACTGCATTCATGGGAGGGTCACTCGCATTTGTTTTGGTGCCCCCCACGTTTACACGAGCCCAAGTTGCGGCAATGACACGTGAAGACCTATCCATCTTCGACTATGTCGAGGTAGATCCCAAGGATATCAACACTATGAGCTTTTCAATGAAGGACTTTCGTCCTCAGCACTTCCATTACGGACCATTGAATGGTAATGATGCCACGACGTTTGGTGGCCATATCGTTTGTATGGTCTTTGGAAAGCTCAATATCTCTCCGAACACGGAAGGAGCATCCCTTGATATCCTGGTGAGAACCAAAGGACAGTATACATTTAGGCAACCTCAGCCCCTCCTTTCAGGAGGAATTCCAGTTGATCAAAATTTCCCCAATTTTTCCACTACCAGAGCATCCCAACATGTCGGCTGCGATGATGCTGCAAGACTTATGGATACATCTTTCCTCCCGTTTCCAGCAGCGTGGCCCCCGCAGAATGGTTTCGGTTATGCAATGCTCCCCACAAAAGCTCAACAAGAAGGAGTAAATGCTTTCATTCTTCCGCTAACACAAGGAATGTCCCTGCTTAATGGATGGAGTGATATCTCAAAATCACTATACATAGAGAGAGGAATTAAATACCAGGCGAATCGTGACAATCCAACAAGCCACTATTACACGACCACACTTAGAAATGCTGACCCGGAGTTTGATCTTTACACCAACGAGGATATTCAAACCCGAACACTCTTTTCTCATAACTTGACAAATATTGCAGTTGTCTCAGCTATTGACACTACAGCCGCACTGCCAACGCCGATGCAGCAGTTGCAGATCCGAGTCAATGATGCAGGCCTTGGATGCTACCCCAGGTATGAGAATGCAACCGAATTCCAGATGAAGATCATATTTGCTGAGCCAGGAAATCCGAACAAGAAGCCAGTGGGGCTCTCATGGACCCCATATGCTGGAGTGGGTCTGGATCTCACTAATTACCAACGATTTTCAGAGGTCCCAGATAATGTGAAAGCTATCATGGCAAAAGTCCCAAGTGGAGAGATACCCATGTGTCTCACATCCAATAGAGGGGCTACACTCAGCTTGCAGAGCGTGATGCTTCAGAATGATATGGAAGGTTTTCAATGGCCATCAGCAACATCAGCAATCTTTTCAGTTAACCGGGATGGGGAGGTTGTCGGTTTTATTCGTGTGTCGTCAGCTGGCTTTATGACAACAAGGTCGGAACTTGGTATCGCCGCCAGCGATAGATTTAGATTCACGCAATGGCTGCCCGACTCAAGCCAAATGCCTGCGAATCCTCTTTCTACGTTCCTCCGTGCCCAACACACAAAGCAGGAGAAGCAAATTGCGAAGATGAGAGCTCAATTGTCTCTTCTTCTAAGTAGGTCTGCTAACTAAAGTAAGCTCCCTACAGCGGATAAGTCCTTGGACTAAAACGACGAAACGCCGCAATCAGACTGATTTTAAACTGCCACACTTAAAACAATCTCACAATTACACACAATGTCATTTTCAGACAACGGACACTTTCTCAATACCACAGACGTCAATTTCGGATTTGAATGGGACTTTATTCTGAAACAGGAGAAAGAAATCGCTTCACACAAAACGCTCCTAAATCTCGCTATTCAGGCGTACAGAGGCGACAAGAAACTAGAGTTTCTTTTGCAGTGGCACACAGACCAACTCAAAGAACTCAAGCAGTTCAAAACACGCGTAAATCACTTCTTGCAAGAGAAGAACGAATTTGCTTCCAACAGTTCGCAAAACGCCAATGCGTGGTTCAGACGGAGCAGAGAGCTCTTAAACGTTTTTCAAACCCCAACGCCATCTGTCCAGACGAGTGCATTTACTGCAAATTCGCAAGAAATTCCAACGAGCGAAAGCTCAATTCCAGAGAAACCGGAAGAACTGGTGGGAAAGAAACCGAAGATCATCCACACCCTCAGCCAAGCACAAGCTGATTTGGAGGAGTGGGATAAAAATCTTGAACCCGCTGATATTCTAGTTTTGAGGAAAGTGGACGGGACATCTCCACTAAAACAAAAAGTTGTGACATGGAGGGATCTCTCTTCGACATCATCTTCAACGGGGGAAAAATCCCCAGTCCAAAAGAAATGGTTGGAAATTTCACAAAGGGCCTCAGACTTGCTCAAGGAGACCCCACTGCACTCGCAGACTCCAATCATGAGGAGGGACATGTTCTTCCTGAGGTTCAAGGGAAAGGAGAACTCCCAGAAAGAGCAGGATACGAGCCACGACACCATTCTTGCCCAGAAGGGATGGGAATCAACATCGGACGCCAACCAAATTCGGGTGTGCGAAGAGTTGCTCGACGAACACGAGAGTACACTCCAAACCAAGCACTCATGGACGAGCTCGCAGAACAAGAGCGAAAGCGAGACGAGCGAAGACGCAGAATGCGACCTATCAAAATCCAATTGAAACCACACACACCAACACAAACACAAATCCTAAATACAACGACGCATGAAATGCGCCGCGATGCAATCGCTAAGAAGTATAGCGATATGACAGGAGACTTAATTCATCCAGATCCTGATTAGTAATATTTCGAAAATCAAAATATAGGTTTATCTCTCAA